ATCACACGAGTGTTAAGCTCAGCGTTCTTGGCTCCAGTGCGGAGTTCGTCCTTGAGCACATACGAGTAGATGAAAGGAGGACGGACCCCATTACGAATGAATTGATCAAACGAATGGAAGTCATCCAGCATCTGTTTGTTTTCGCAGCGTCGGACGGGGTCTTCAGGAGTAACTTCTGAGAAGGCCCAGCGCTTACCTTTCTCCCCAAACGGACGTCGGAGAACGTAAGGGAAGCCTTCCGAGCTGTTCATTGGCAATGGCGAGATAAAAGGATAATCTTCACCGCCGTTGATAGCTTCGGTAAGTGAAAGAGGGCGGGCCTCACAGGTGGTCGGATGAGAATCCATGACCTCAATGAGATCTTGAGTTGCTGCATCGACATCTTCCTGAAGAAAGTCGAGGATGGGCTCACCGCCTTTGCTCACACCCTTCATAATGATCTGAATGGCGGAGTGACCCTGGCTACGAGCATCTTTTCCTCCGAGGACTGCAGGAGCGTAGTCAACGTCGTCAAAGATTGGGTCTCCAATAATGGGACTGGGGACAAGCTTCGTTGCAGAAGCAAGACCACCAGCTTTGCCGACAATCTTGCCGATGGGCTCGAAATCTCCCTTGAACTCAGGGAAATGCTCGGCCTCCTCGACTTCACAGGGCAGATCAAAGTTCTGCGACTGAATGTGATTGCCGTTGGAATGGACGTGATGGATGAAATCGCGCATCAATTCTTGGGTGAGAACAAGCCCCATTCCAGAAACGACTCCGTGTTCACGGCGACCGGCAATGTGCATTGAGTAAATCTTGCCAGGGCCATCGACGGGAACAAGGATGAGAGAGCCACAGTCACCATTGCTCTTGGCTTCATAAGTGAAGTATTCAGAAACATAGGTGTCCGGAGCCTCCCCAGGGAAAGACGCCCAGGACTCGCGTTCAAGCGAGTGCTCTAGGTGCCTCAACCGGGAGATGCGATCATCAGGGTCGGTGTTGGGGCGGAGGAAATAGGCTTCATCCGTGTGCTTGAACTTGCCAACTTCAGCCGCAGTAGCAAAGTACTTGGTGATATCAGGCTTCACAGGGAACTTAGAAGACAAATCGTACGCAACGATGTCTTCATGGAGACCTTTATCCTCGGGCATGGTGAAAAGGCGATCCACCTTAAAACGCTCGGTGTAGACAATGTCACCGCACTTAACGCGGAAATACTCGCCATCGTCGAGGTAGACGACACCCGAACCGTCGCCAGACCGCTTTCGGAAGAAATGGTGGTTCGTGATCAGGGTGGTCCCTTCAACAATAAAGCCAAAGAGATTGCCATAGGAATTGTTGAGCGACACAGTGTTGTTGTAGATGTTTGTGTACATCGCACGTTGCTTGTTAGCCTCTGCAAGAGCAGCGGTAGCGGAAGGCTGATTAACAGCGGCAGCAATGTGAGACTCGTGGTAAATTTCACCATTACGGAAAACCGTGGTGATGTTACGATCATCAGTGTAACCTGTGTTCCAATTGTTCCCCTTTCCACGACGGACATTGTAGTTGCGCTTGTTGCGCTTCTTGTCCTTGTCGTACTTCCTCTTTTGAGAGAAGAGAAAAGAAGGTTCCTCCTCCTCATCATCAGACGTGTCTTCAGAATTGGAGTAAAGGAAAGAATGGAGGGCATAGCCAGTAGCTGCAGCGGTGGCCAAACCTGCGAGAACCTTGCCGATGAGATTGAAGTCGAGATTGTTAGTTGCTTGCGTGATTCCGGCAACAAACTTATCGCGCTGGGCGAAAAGAAATTCTGAAACACGGGTGTAGCGGCTCAACTCCGGATCAATAATCGGAGGGGCAGACTTGGGATGATCCAGGAGGATCTTGCGTGCAGCTGAAAGGCTGAGGTTGTAGATAGCGCCCTGCTGGGCAGCAACGCGTTCCTTAATTCCTTCGGGAAGAGGATCGGCGATGCTACGAGGAGCAGGTGCTTCCGGGAAGTCACCCACAGACTTGCACCCATCAAGCGCTTTGGCAGCAGCCTGAGAGGCAGCAATAACGGCTGGTTCCTCCTTCTGATGGTTAGGCTTGCCTTGTGGAACAAGGGCAGGACCGTTCCCGCGAAGAAATTGGCGGTTCTCGTACGAGCCTTTGCCACGGTGCTTGCTAGCTCTGGTGGTAGGAGGAGCATCAGGCGTCGAAGCTGAAACACGACGAGGCGGAACAATGGCCCAAGCAGGGCTAGAACCAGAGGCCGCGCGGTTGAGCGCAATGCTCGACTCGGCAAGAGGTGCTAGCTGAGAAATTGCTTTGGGTCGAGTTAAGTTGTCAAAAAAGTTTCCTTGGCGTTGCATTTGGGAGTGCACTTTAGCCTCCTCTTCAGGGTAGGCTTCTTTGTGCTTCTCTTCAAGACCAAGGAAGATAGTCTCCATACGTTTCGCAAATATCTCATTAGTGGAAGTGAGATTCTCTTTGAAAAGACGGTTCTTGATCAACCCGGCGCGAGCGATGACGGCAACGTCCTTGAGGGTAAGATCCTCATCCCGGGTCTTGACAACATGAAATGTATCAGTTCCGGGCTTGGCACGTTGCTCATAACGGGTGAACTTGAGGTGCGGGCACATAGCGCGCTCCTCAGGCGGAAGAGCATTGAACTTGGCTTCGTTGAGCTTCTTGTTGTGGGCCCAGCCTTTACGGAGAGAGACGTGGAACGAAATGAAGCGCCGAACGAACGCATCCTGGTTAGTGATGCCTTCATGCTTGGACCAAATAGGTGTGTTGGAAGTGCAAAGAAGCACCTCCGAGCTGAAGGGCATGCCTTTTTCGAGGACGCTGGCCATGTTGAGGCCATAAGGAACGGAAGAGATCAATTGCATGACCTCACGGGTAAGCTCCCCGGCAACCTCACCGGTAGCAGTGCCATAGTCGTCAATATAAACAAAAGGTTGACCGTGGTACTTAGACCAGTAAGAATCGGAGTAGTTGCGACCGTAGGTTCGGCCGCCGGCGTGAAGCTCAGGATACAAAGCAGCGGCGAGGCAATCGATAAAGGAGGACTTGCCAATACCAGGAGGGCCCCAAAAATAGAGGCCAACTGGAGGTTGACGGACGCCCCCGGAATCGACGACTTCATTAGCTTCAGTAATATAGGCTTCGGTTTCGCGGAGAATGCCAGTGACGATGGAGCGAGTTGCGCTACCGACGCAGGCGTCAGCGAGTGCTTCAGGCATCTGTTCTTTGAGAATGGCGTAAACCTTGGTGATTTTCTCACAGAAGTGGACATCACGAAGGACGCGAGCTCCCTCCTGCTTATAGCGGAGGTTGAAAGCGTTGGCCTCGATCAAAAGATCTTTGTACTCATCGTAGATGTCAATGTCGACGGTAAAGCCGGCATTAAGCACGAGAAATTGTTGGATTTCATTGGGCAAACATTTAGCGAGCCAGGCAAGGCCGTGCTTCACGGTACGAAGACCGGAGGCAAGAGCGGTGGCACGCGAAATGGCTAGGGCAATGGAAGCAGCCCCAGCTTTGCGAGTGTCCGGGAGAGCCATGAGGAAAACGGCAGCCAAAATGGCGCACATTCCATCAGGTTCGCTAGGACGATAAGAAGGTTTGGAAGATTTTACATGCGACTCGATATGCACGTCGGCTGAGCGCTTATCAATACCAGCATTGGAATTAGGCATGGATCGCTGGGAGAAATAGGCGAGCAGTTGAGATGCAAGACCAGAAAGTGTTGAAAAGGCAGTGAAGCCCATTGCAGCAAGAAACTGGCAAGCTTGAGAGAGCTGTTTGAGCAGTTCCACAGCAGAGCCAACCACTTTGGATGATGCCCAAAGGGCAAGAGTGACAATGGCAATGCTGAGTGAGGAAGCGTGACGCGTGGCAAATTGAGCACCTGTAGCGAGGTGAGCGGACACGGTATCCCACAAAGAAACAAGGCGGGTGGCAAGATTGCTCACATCGGCAGAAACGCCAGATGCGGCAAAGGCACCTGCAGCTGCAGAAGCATTAGCGGTGAGATTCGAATCTGCTGCTTGAGCAAGATTTTGGGCCAATGAGGCCGTGAGGCCAGGGGCGCCAAGAATCGAGTCAACAGGATTTGGATCATAGGCGAGCTTGACAACGTTAGTTGGGAGAACAGCGTTGGCAACGGAGCGAAGCATCTGTGGTGTGATGACGTTAGGTCCTACATTGGAACAGAACGGGCAGTCATCAATAAGACAGAGCCCAGCATTCTCGACTCTGTATTCAAACAAAGCTCTAAAGCGGGGGTCGGCAGCGGTGCGCATATCGAGATTTGTGTGCTGAGCACAGCAGTTACGAATACCATTCAAAGCCGTGAACGGACAATGCTTGGAGCGCGGTTTGCGGGGAATGAAACGAGGTAACACCTCATAAGGTTCAGTGATCAACGGAGATACTGTCTCATGGGGGAAAGTCGATTGCGACTTCACAGTCGAAGGGACCTTCCAGATAGGTTGGAAAGTGTCATGGGGTTTCTTGTGTACGCCACAGCAAGGGACTTCGCAGTCGGCTTGCTTGCCTTGGGAATGAATCTCGACTTTGCAGTCGTTGAAATCATGCCAAGTGGTGGCAGGATCGTTCTTCTGGACTTCGCAGTCGGGAAGGCGGATGCTTTCAGGTAAATAGCGTAGGGACGTTCCTCTGAACGTCAAGCCCTGGGAAAGGGGCCTCTCAATAAAAGTCGAGGTAGACTTCTCAGTCTGTTCCTCGCACCTTTTTGAGGTAGAGCATGAA